TGTTATCATAGACCTACATAGAGATAAGGAAGCTGACAACATGGAAGAACGTAACACGACTTACCTAAAGGTAGAGAAGAACAGACCTTGTTCAGAAGAAGGACAAGCAGGTAAGTTAGCATTTAACTTAGATACATTCATGTTAAGGGAGATATTATAATGGGATATTGGAAAGAAACTGGTAAGTGGGAAATAACTAAAAACGTATATTTAAGTGAAGGTGTATATATGGATAAAGTAATAGCTGTAGGTACAAAAAAGAGAATTGAAAATCTATACAATAAAATAGTAGAAAGAGCAGACGACTTTGAGAGATTTGATTTCGATATTAGAGAAGAAGAGGAATGGTGCGAATGAGTATATTTGATATAGAAACAGATGGGTTCAATCCTACAAAGATACACGTACTATCTTACACAAATAAAGAAGGTGAGATAGAATCTACCTTTGACTATGAAGAGATGAGAACATTCTTTCTTGATGCTGACACAATTATAGGCCACAACATAGTTAGATATGATGTCCCTGTAGTAGAAAGGATTCTAGACATAAAGATAGACGCTAGAATTATAGATACCTTACCTTTAGCTTGGTATATAAACCACGCTCAAAAGTCTCATGGATTAGCTCAGTATGGTATTATGTATGGCGTACCTAAACCTGAGATTAATGACTGGCAAAACCTAAGCCCCCAAGAATATCAGTACAGGTGTGAAGAAGATGTCAGGATCAATGTAAGGTTATGGAGAGACCTAGATAGGAAGCTAAGTAAGCTATACCCCGTCAGTGGAAATAAGGATAAACTTGTTGACTACCTAACATTCAAGATGGATTGCGCTAAAGAACAAGAGACCCTACAGTGGAAATTGGATGTATACAAAGCAGAAGGTTACTTACAAGAGTGGGAGAAACTAAAGGCTGAGAAGACAGAAATGCTTGCTGATGCTATGCCACGTAGGATTATTACAGCAGTACGTAACAAACCTAAAGTAATGCACAAGAAGGATGGTTCTTTATCATCTAATGGAGAGAAGTGGGTAGCTCTATGTAAAGAGCAGAAGCAACCACAAACTACACAGTCTCTAACAGTTAAGACAGGTGAAGAAAGAGCTAACCCTAACAGTACAGATCAAGTTAAGGATTGGTTGTTCTCTCTAGGTTGGAAACCACGTACCTTTAAGTATCTAACTGACAAGAAGACAGGGGACACGAGGAAATTAGAGCAAGTACGTAAGGATGCAGACTTATGTAAGTCAGTTAAAGCACTAGCAGACATAGAACCTGCTATCAGCCTACTCGAAGGTCTATCTGTTTTGTCGCATCGTATAGGTGTTATAAAGAGCATGGTTAACTTACAAGTAGATGGTTATGTACAAGCTAACATAGCAGGTCTAACTAACACTCTTAGATTTAAACATGCAAAGCCTCTCGTTAACTTACCTGCTGTAGATAAGCCGTATGGTAAAGAGATAAGAGGTTGTTTGACTTGTCCAGATGGTTACACACTATGTGGTGCTGACATGACTTCACTAGAGGATACAACTAAGCGTCACTACATGAAACCTCTAGACCCTGACTATGTAGAAGAGATGTCTAAAGAAGGCTTTGACCCACACTTAGACTTAGCTAAACACGCAGGTGTAATTACACAAGACGATATAGATAAACACAACAGTGGTGAGGTATCTTTGTCGTCTCTGCGTAAGAATTACAAGGTGGTTAACTACAGTGCTACTTATGGTGTTGGTGCTTCTACTCTATCTCGTAACACTGGGATGCCCACTAAGGACGCAAAGAAGCTCCTAGAGGCGTTCTGGTCACGTAATTGGTCAGTCTATGAGGTAGCTAGTAAAGCTCGTACAAGGGACTTATTTGGCTCTACGTGGCTATACAATCCTGTATCTCAATTCTGGTACAGTCTAAGGAGTGACAAGGATCGCTTCTCTACATTAAATCAAGGAACAGGAGTATTTTGCTTTGACAGTTGGGTATCTTTATGTCGTAGCTACGGAATTAAAACCATCGGTCAATTCCACGACGAAATCATCGCACTCGTATCAGAAGGAGAAGAAGAACAAACTAAAACTACAATGGAACAAGCTATTGAAAATCTTAATCAAAAGCTAGAACTAAATGTACCACTAGGTGTAGATGCACAGTTCGGAAAGACCTACGCAGACATACACTAAATTTATTTTTATTTTTAGTTTACACTTTGTCCAAAAAGGACATTATATATAAGTACCAACAGCCGAAAGGAACTCGACATGGCTAAATACACAATGGATATGATCCTAGAATATGCGAAGGTGTTCGCAGAAAATGCAGACATGGGTAGTCCAGATGGACCTCGTGCCGCACAAGCAGTACATCATAATGGTGGACAGTTTATAGTTAACGCTTACTTCACTGATGAAGAACAAATACAAAACTTAGAGGCAGAAGGTTTAGACCTGCATCCTATGAATAGTGATAGGATAAGATCTGGTAATGCAGACTTTGGTATAGGTAAGTTTATGAAGATAAAACGTAAGATATCTGATGTAAAAAACTTTACTGACCGAAAAGGTGAGCCTGTAACTATAGATTATGGTGGCGCGCCTACAATAGTTAATCTTACTGAAGGTAGAGAAAAGAAAAGACTATGGAGCTTTGAGAAAGATGGAGCTTTGGGTAATGGAACTAAAGCTAAAGTACAGTTCGAAGTCTACGCTAACGGAGCAGGTGTTCGATTACTTAATGTAGGTGTTACAGATCACGTACCCTACGAAGATAACAATGTCGTTACTGAAGATGATGAACTATTTATTATATAAGGAAGTACTATGAGAGTAAGTGTTAATGCATACATGGAAAAGGATGATGATGGTTACAGTGGGAGTGTTGATATGAGTAGGGATGATATTACAGAAGCCCACGAGTTAGCTCAACTCTTTGCTGAAGCCGCACATGCCTTTGGTTTCACCTATGTTAAGTCTGTAGGTTTTGAGTGTGAAGATGGTGAGATGATGTGGGGTGACACTTAAATGGATATGGGGAAGGTTCTGATAGATGGTGATATAATTGCTTATCGTGCGGCCTTCTCCACTCAACAGATGAGGTCTGTAGATACAAGAAATAAAGTTGATACTCTCATAGAATCCATTTTAGATAACACTGTATATTTTCCTGAACTTGGAGTTGACTATTCTGTATACCTTACAGGTAAAAATAATTACAGGTACGATATAGCTAAGTCACACCCCTACAAGGGAAATAGAAAACACGTTGAGAAACCTAGACACTTACAAGCCGCAAGAGATTATATGGAAAGTAAGTATCAAGCAATTATAAGTGAAGGAGAGGAAGCTGATGACCTCATTGCTAAAGAAGCCGCCAGACTAGACTATAAGGCTTGTGTAGCCTCTGTAGATAAAGACATGCTACAGATACCCTGTTGGCATTTTAACTTTGTCAGAGGAGATTACGTTAAAGTAGAACCCTTCGGGGGAATTAAGTTCTTCTATACTCAGATACTAACAGGAGATACAGCAGACAATATAGTAGGTCTGTTTCGTGTTGGTCCAGTTAAGGCTAAGAAAATACTAGAGGATGCAGAGACAGAAGAAGATCTCTGGGATTATGTAGTTAAGGCCTACGATGGAAATGAGGATAGAGTAATAGAAAACGCTAGGCTGTTGTGGCTTAGAAGAGAAGAGGCAGAAATATGGCAACCACCAAGAGTAAGATCCGACAGCAAGCTATAAAGAATGGTTATCGTTCTGGGCTTGAGGATGTCATATCAGAAGACCTCAAGAAGAGGGGTGTAGATTTTGGCTACGAGACTGTCAAGATAAAGTGGCAGTTAATCGAAAGTAAGACCTACACCCCTGACTTCATACTACCTAATGGTGTAATAATTGAAAGTAAAGGACGCTTTGTTCCAGACGACAGAAAGAAGCATCTTAAAGTTAGAGAGCAGAACCCTGACCTTGACATAAGGTTTGTGTTTAGCAATAGTAGAAACAAGATTCGTAAAGGATCTAAGACTACATATGCTATGTGGTGCGAGAAGAATAACTTTCTATATGCAGATAAAAGGATACCCGACGAATGGATAAAGTAACTTACAATGTACACAGAGTAATCAATGGACCATTTGAATGTGAGAATGGTGACTGGTGGTTAACATGTAGTGTAGAAGATGTAGAAGCTAAGGAGATGTTTGAAGACGATATACCTTTTGTTAGCTTTGATGCCGCCTACAAGTTTCAGTCTTACTTCTTATCTACTATAGATCCTATAGTTATAAACATACCCTACGAAGGAAATGAATATGTCTAAGACAGCAGTTGTATTTAGTTGCGCTCATAGTGACCCGACTACAAGTAATGAAAGATTTGATTGGCTAGGAGAATTAATATATGATGTTAACCCCAATTATATCATCGACCTCGGTGATGGTGCTGATATGCGTTCTCTCAATAGTTTTGATACTAGGAGTCCTGAAGCTATTGTCAGTCAGAGCTATGAACAAGATATCGAGCATTACAATGAATCTATGGATAGGCTCAGACAAAAACCAAGTCAAAGAAAGTACAAAAGACCCAGATGGATTGGGTTCGAAGGCAACCACGAAAACAGGATTAAGAAAGCCCTTACGAGCGACCCCAGACTTGAGGGAGACAAATACGGGATATCCTTCGGGCATCTTCAAACAGACTACTGGTTCGACGACTACCACGAATACAGAAACTCAGGACCATCCATAGCTGAATATGATGGTGTGTCGTATGCCCACTTCTTCCAAGCAGGTAATTTCGGTTCTGCTGTATCTGGATTACACCACGCTAATACTCTATTAGGTCACAGATATACAAGCTCTACTTGTGGTCACAGTCATAAGCGTGATCTAAAGTTTAAGGATGGAGCTAAAGCTATAGGACTTGTAGCAGGTTGCTTTAAAGGTGCTGAAGAAGGTTGGGCAGGTCAGTCTAATCTTGATTGGTGGAAGGGTGTAGTAATCAAACGTGAGATAGACAATGGCATGTATGAGCCAGAGTTTGTGTCGTTAAAGAGGTTAGAG